TTCGTCAGCTTGAGGAACAAGCTTTGAACCAGTTTCGTTCAGCTTGATTCGTCAGCTTCGTGGCTGATATTAGATGACAGTTATGAGTAGGCTAATACCTAACCATGCGCAGAAACAATTTTGCTGGAAAAAAGCCAAAATACCCCAAGCCATGTTATCAGTGACTAGTGTGAATTATAGCAACCACTACTTCCATGTTATCAGTGACTAGTGTGAATCATAGCAACCACATCTGCACTGACAACCACATCGGGGATTCTGCAACATGACTAACAACACGTGCATCACGACCTGCAAGACACAACATGTGACTAGCTTATCAACAGGTTTCCACTTGGCTTCACACAGCGTGAATAACGCCACATTATGAATAATTACAACAACAATGATTATGCTACACTAGAACATTGAAAATTGTGAATATACACTTTTTATAATAAAAACTTAATTTTATAACTTTGAAGGGGAAAAAAATTTAATTTTCAAAGTGAAAAATTAAAATTAAAAATTATTTTTTGTATATTCACAATTTTAGCACTAGTAGTGTGACAGTAACAGTTGTCGTTGTCGACCCAAACCCTGCTTTTAGCACTTGCCAAGAAACATCGTGTTTCGTGTTATGTGAATTATTAGTCTTGTTTCCTGTAAACATACCAAATCGTTTCTTTCTATATAAAACGTTTTTTCACGTTTTTCATTAAAAATATTAGCTAATCTGTTTACAAAGATAATGAACTAATATATAATGACACAAAGGAGACATAATATGATTAAGATTAACTGTGAGACAAAAGACACACTCAAGTTGACTGATATGGTTTTCTTTCAGGGTAACTTGAAAAAACGTACAGAGAAAGATTTGGCTGAATTAAAAGCTTCACTTGAATCAGAAGGCTTGATGATGCCTTTCGCAGTATGGAAACATGAAGACAAGAATCTTCTTCTTGATGGTCATGGCAGAAAACAAGTTCTCATGCAGATGTGTGATGAAATGCCTGAAATCATCTCGACTGATTTTCCTGTCGTATATATTGAAGCAGAGACTGAAGATGATGCACGTAAAGCTCTCTTGCAGATTACATCGTCTTATGGTAAAATTACTAAAGCAGGTGTTAAACAGTTCTGTGTTTCAATCCCTGATTACAAGGCACCAGCTATAAGTAAGTTTGTGTCTAAACCTGTTACAAAGAATATTAAGACTGTAGAGAAATCTGCACCGACAAAAACAATAATCAAGATTCGTGTAGACAATGACAAAGTAGAGCAGGTTCGTTCTATTCTTAAAGAGTTTGCATTTATCGAGGTTATTTAATGATTATTCTAAAAGTTATAGGTATCATTATTCTTGTTGGGTTTGCAGTTGGTGCATTTATTATAAATAACGAAGAGAAGAAACATGGAAGAAACTAGTCTAGCGGTTATAGAACAAGATAATTTATCTGTCTCAGAACCTCCACATGATAATGACCAGGTGTCGAATATTTCATTCACAGAGACAACACGTCAGCTGATGAATGAAAAGGTTCAACTACCTTGGTACAAATCTGAAATGCGTGATGAGATAGATGAATCACTTGATAGTATCTATGAAGTAGCTTCAGCACACCACTTACCTATCATTGAGTTTGTTTCTAGTGACCCTGAATATGCAGTAATGGTAGTTGAGATGTCCTATGCGAAATGGACAAACGTACTGACACAAGCTTCATTGACTGGTACAATTGCAACAGAAGAAGGCAATGTACAGATAACTAAGAATCAGATTAAAGCAATCGAATTAAGAATTAAGCAGGCTAAGTATGAACTTGACTATGTCACAGATTTAGCTATGTCTGTTTCAATGTCTACTAATAAGAGAGAACATTTGTTAAGAACGTTGTACATGAACGCAGTAATGCATCGTGACACACGTGCAATGATTTATCTTATTGATAGATTAGATGGCCGACCTGGTGAAACAAAAGTTGCAGAACTTTCTTATGATAACGCTTACAATATCTATATGATATTGCATACGTTGTTTGACAAGCAGCTTAACGTAATTAATGCAGGTAACGGTACAATACTTGTATGTTGTTCACGACGTGCAGGTAAGACACATATGTTGGTTGCAGTATCACTCATTGAGTGTATGAGACGACCAAACACAAAGTGTATCTATATTGGTGAAACAATGGAATTAACTGAAGGACTTATCGATTCAGCAGCAAATGAGATTGTTGAAAAGTGTCACCTTCAGGATAAGAAAGGAAAAAGATTCAATTGGCGTAAAATGGACAATGGTTCTCAAATATTAGTACGTGGTTTGTCTAATACAAAAGACCCTGACCAGATTCGTGGTAACAAAGCTAAAGTTATTGTTATTGACGAATTTTTCCACTTGAAGTCAGACCTCCTTGAATATCTTCAGCGTGAAGTACTTCAGCCTATGCAGATGGACTACGCTGATGATTATAAATTCCTTTGTGCAGGTACACCACCTCAGGTTAAAAACACTTATGGTGAAATGGCTTGGAAAACATGGGAAGTTCCACATTTCACATGGACATGGGAAGATAACCCACACCCAGTAAATGTTGAAGCAAGACGTGCATACGTTGAAAAAGCTCTTGAAGAAAAAGGCTTGACATGGGATACACCATTTGCACGACGAGAATATAAAGGTGAATGGGCTTATGATGATGACCTCATTCTCTATCCTAACTTCAAAGTCTATGACCCTAATGAAGGTATTCCACAATGGAAGATTTCACGTGTATTCTTTGGTCTTGACTATGGTTGTTCTGATAATGATGCAATTATTGGTATTGCATGGTCAGATGATGAAGGTAAAGGCTATGAGTTCTTTAACTGTAAGTTTAATCGTCTTGACATTAATGACTACAAGATTTCACAGTTGGAATACTTAAAACAGCAAGTAAAGATTGCATGGGGTAAAGCATTACAGTTCTTTACTATTACAGATGTTGAATCTGCAAAACAAGCCAATAAGCGTATCTTGTGGGACGCTGATGATAATGACCAGCACGTAACTCAGGAATTAGGTTTGAATGTTAAGTTTGAAAATGATAACGTTCTTGGGCCTTTGAGAATGCAGATTGCAAATGCACACAAGACTGATAAGAAGATTATGTGGGACAAGATTGATGAGCTACAGAGAACAGGTCGCTTACTTCTTATGAAAGATGGTAAGACAGCTAAGGAATGTGAATCAACAATTTTGTTACGTGGTCCTAATGGTGAGATTTATTCTGAGATTGATGATAAAGTATTCCACCCTGATTTGTTACCTTGTATGCGCTACGCTTTGTGGAATGCAATTGGTATTTAATAAAATATGTGATATTACATTTTCATCTTACATTACACTCTTATGCCTAATGAAAATGTAATAGAACATGTAGAATATAATAAAATATACATTTACAAAGATTCATTATAGGATATAATTATGAGTAAGATGAAAGAACCAGGTTTATTTAGACAAATAATCACAATTCACTATGAACAAGCAAAACGTAGAAAAGCTTTACGCTATTTAGCTAAGGCTGAATGGTCTCTTGAGTTTTTGACTGAAGTTGTATGCCATAGTGCAAAGGTTCTTGGCAAAGATGTAACAATTGAACTTGAGACTAAAGGTGGAAACAAAATGAGAATAAGTTCTGTTAAAGGTCGTACAGACCAGCTTATAGCAGATAATGACATTTTTAACCATCTTGATGATGAAGCAGCTGTTCAATCGTTTATCAATAGACATGGTCGCAGAGGTTAGAAATGACAATAAATGGAATTGAATATGTTTATGACACAGTTCAACAGATAAACAGACCAACATTATATCCTGGTGAAAGTGCAAAGAAGTGGCAGTTACCTGATTCAATCAGTTCTGACTTCCACAAATTGTCTTCAATTATTGAAAACAAATACTCACGTGAGTATCTTAAAGTATGTGCATTCTATAATAAAATGTTCCCATCATTAAAATGTTCTGATTGGTCTGTAAGTACATATCTTGCAGCGCCTTTTACATGGATGGACCAGGAACGCCAAGACTATGGTACAGGTATATCAAAGAACTTCTTAAAGCAAATCATTGACCAGATAACTTCACGTCTTGGAACAATTCAGTTCACACCTTACTTACTTTCTGAAGACCAGAATTTTGAGTATATTATTTATAAAGATGAAGTTGAACGTATTTTACGTATGTACATAAACAAAGATAAGTTTAACCGTAAATGTATTGAAGTATTCCATGACGCTGCAGTACTTGGTTATTCTTATGCATTAATGGACCCATTCACAGGTAAATTGTTTAAGGCCAATGATTATGAAATTGGTATTTTTGAAAGCCAGTTGAATAAAGACAAGATTGTACAGTGTCTTTACAGAGATTATGCATATCCATCAGTTCAGGCTTTAGTTTATGTAAATGAATTATGTGATGAAACAATGAAAGCTGAGATGGTTCAAAGTATGAAAGGTAAAGTCACAGTAGACCTTTGTATGTACTTTGATTGTCTCACAAAAACATGTCACGTTTCAATTGATGGTAAAGTGTTGCCAGAAAAAGATTATCCATTTGATGAAGTACTAATCGCTGTTATGCGTTGGGATGCAGGATTTGCAGCTGCAATGGGTGATTCATTGTTTGATATACTTTATCCACTTCAGCGTGAAATAAATAAAATGAATGCAAAGGAACAGCAGCTCATCCGCAACTATAAAGGTGCTGTGCCTGTATTTAATAATGATGTTGAGCTTGCAATGAAGAGTATTACAAATGGTGCTGGTGAATGTTTGTATGTAGATTCACAGAGACCTCTTGATTCTCTTATGACAGTAATTAACCCAACGCCACTTGACCCACAGGTTGGTGCAACAGTACAAGATTACAAGTCTACAATGTATGAACTCGCTGGTATTCAAAATGCTTCATTTGATATGGAGAATATGCGAAGTGCTGCTGCAGTTGTTGCTCTTGACCAGACACGTGATAGTGTATTCCAAGCACAGTTATCAGGTTTATCTGAGTTTATTTCTGATGCTTTATCTTTATATATCAAATATAATGCTGGTTATAAGCTTAATGATGACAATATGGATTGGGACAGTATTCTTGAGTTAATCAATACAGCTTACATATCACTTAAACCAGTTCACTTAAATGACCCATTAAGTGATGAAGATAAGTCAAGAGCTGAACCAATTGATTATATGCAGCTTGCAACTGCAAGATGTATTCTTAAGATTGTTCGTGGTCAGATGACTTTTGAAACATTACCATATTATGTAAACTGGCAACAGGTTACTTTAATGCTTGCAGCTACATTAATCAAGTTTGAAGCATTAGGTATTCCTGTACCTGATTGTGTGCATGAGTTTTTAATTAGTGCATTTGTTGAATCTGTAAAAATTGGTGAGGTACAAATATAATGGAAGGCGGACAGAAGACATCTATTAACCTTGAAGCAGGTTTGAATATAAACACATCTGATATGCTGACACCATTAGCAAGTCAGACATTTCAACATAACTGGCAGAAGTTCCAAGGAAAGTTCTTACCTAACTCATTACGTTTTGAAAAGAATGGTTGGGCTGCAGGTTGGAATGTTTATAACTTTAATTACTCTGTATTTAGAAAACAGCTTGCTGAGAATCTCTATGCTGAGCTTGGGTCATTTAATACTTACACAAAAATGCTCTCACTGTATGATTCAGAGAGCTCTGTAAGAAGTCTTGCAGATTATTATGTTGTACCAGAAAGTCTTATTTTATCTGGTGACGCACTTATTAACGGTAATAAAATCACTGGTAATTTGAATAATAAGCCTTATGTTTTAACATGGGACCCTGTAGCACATACTGTAAGCTGTGATACAGCAGGTTTCTCTGTTAAGTCAGTTGTCAATGTTGATAAGTCTGTCACTATGACTGTATCGGATGATTCTAGTTCTTTTGCAATGGATTTTGATTTGCAGTTGGCTTCATCATTAACAGGTGATTCACTTGGAGAAGTAGCTTATTCTGGTTATGAAAACGGTAAACACAGTTGGAATGCTTATGCTTATAACCCTATAACAGGTAATATTGATACTCCTGAAGGTGTAATTGTTCCAGTAACAGTTGATGATGGCAACAGAATTAAGTTTGATTATACTAAAACTGTTACAGATGAAACATTAGATATTAACTATACACTTGAAAAGTTTTACACTAGATTTAATAGTATTATCTGTAAAGACCAAACAAATGAAGTAATGACTGTTGGTTCATCACCATCTCAGAATCTTGCATTTGACAGATACTCAGCAACAGTAAGACCAAATGCATTGATTTCAAAAGATGAAGATGGTGTAGTCATTGATATGACATTGCCTGTATGGGCAACATGTGGTTTCAAGGTACAACGTTCAAATCCAAATGCTAAGTACTGTGACAACTGCAGAAACTTTGAAGTAGCTGTTCATGTAGGTACAGGTCTGCGAACAAAAGTTTCATATAAAAGTATTTTTGACGACGTTAAAAAAGATGAAAACTTAGTAGATAATTACAGACGTTCAACTGCAAAATCTAGTTATCCTCAGTATATTAAAAACATGAACTACAGATTTAATCAGATTCTTGTAGGTAATACTATTGAAAAAGGAACTGATTGGAATCCTAATAAAGTTAAACTTGTTACATCAGATATATGGCCATTAAGTACAAGACAGTATCCAGCATTAAAAAATAAGCGTACTGCACAGATGACTAAATATCTTGGTGATGTCTACACTTGGGGTAGTTATACTTTCAAGGCAAGTGACTATATTGAAATTAACAATCCTTGGGATTGGACAGATAAAGACAATGTAGTTTACACAACAGCTAACATTAGTAATATTCTCTCAGTTAAGAAGAAAGGTGAAGACGATAATGTAGACACAGGTAATGATGAACAGTTCATTAAGGACTTGTTGCCTACACTTGAAGAACAGCTTGAGAAATACATTGCTAAGTTCACAGGTACTGTGACTGAGTATGCTGAAGACCAGGAAGCTAAAACATTAGATGAGCTCTATGCTAGTGGTAAATATGTTGGTGATACATATGAGACTGTTGGTGTAAGTTCTGAAGAAGATACACTTTGGCCATTTGAAAAAGTACCAAAGTTCAATTATAAAATTGATGATGACAATATCATTGAAGGTGTGTACTGGACAGATGGTGTCTCATTTATTACAGATTTTGAAGATTTTAAGGTTAAAGTACTTGGTGAGTATGATTCAGACACTGCTACAAATAATAGTCTTATTGTTGAAAATGCAAGTTATAGTAGAAAACGTGTAGTAAAACAATACAGAGCTACTTATGACTTTAAGTTTATTCGTGAATCAGATTTCGAAAAGCAAGAAGATTATCGAACAGCTAAGGATAACTTTAATAAAGTCTGGGCAAGATATTATCCTACTGTTCCTTCACCATTAGATACATTTGATGACAGTGCGACATCTGATGATACTACATATCTTGCATATGATGATATTGATATTGTTGAAAATGTTGAACCTTTAATCAGTTATGTGCAGCCAGGCGTGTATATTTTTGGCAATAAATCAGTACCATATGATGCTAGTTCAGGTCTTATAATTTATGATAATGCTTCAGGTTATACTCTGACACCTTTCATTTATCATCATGCTATTGACGCACTTAGTGTATATACTAACAAACGTACACTGCATGAACCAGGAAGTATTAAAAGTGGTAGTGATTCACATGTATTACCATTTTATTTTGGTAGTGCTACTTCTCAGGCACTTGATGAAGGTCAGAATAATATAAATAGATTTTCAAGTACAAAAACATCTAGTACACTTGAATCAGCCTCATTAACTACAGGTATAAACTATGCTTGTGTTGGTCACTGGTATTATTATGAATCTACAAGTAGTGGTGGTGATAGATTAGTAGACATTCCAGAAACAGATTCAAGATTCCCAAGTGATGCTACTAATCTAAGTAAAGGCTGGGTTACATACATTTGGGAAAAACGTACTCCTACAGATAATAACTGGTTAGGTAATGTATTACTTAAATATAATAAAGGTTTTGTGTCTGTACTTGATGCTACATTGAATAGTAATGTAGAACAGTTACAACAATTCTATGTTACAGGTGATATAAATGATGGCGTTAAGTTTGGTTGGCCAATCAAAGGACATACAGCTACAAGACTTGTTTACCCAGAAATGTTGCCACAATCAAAAATAAACAATGATGATGCTTTTGTACTTACTAAAGTAGACACAGCAGATTTGATAAATAAAAATCTCGTATATGTTGATAGAAATGATGTTGACAAAGGACAATTGCTTTTTAACATTGTTAAGAATAGTACACAGCCTGATGATTCACAAGGTAAAGGTAATTTCTGTGTTCAACCAGAAGCTGTAGGTGATGCGTTCTTGTGGTATGCAAAAAAGCAAGTTAACTCAGAACAAAAAGAGATTTACTCACCTTATTATCTACCAGGTATTGTATATGGTAATGTAGAAAGTGCAGAAGGTAACATGGTTAAGGTTGAAAATTATCCTGTACTTGAACTCAATTGGGCACCAGTAGTTTTGAAAATGCCTACTAGTGCAGCTATAAAATTCTCAAATAAAAACACAATAGTATCAAGTCATACTTTCTATGATAAAGCTAATTCATTACTCAATGCTATAATCACACTCGGTGAGTTTGATGCTGTACAGTCTCGTTTACCAGTATA